CTTTTGCTACAGCTGTACCGGGAAATAAAAAAGCTAATAAAGAACCAAAAGCCTGACCCGATTTACTATAAGCGCTATCATTTAAATCAAAATAATCATCTATAGACTCACTAGCCCCTCTTGAAAAATCTTGTGCCGCCTTACCTATAGCAGACTCGCCGGGAGCTACATCAAATCCTAGTCTTTGGCCTACAGACTCACCTAAAGACACAATGCCTCCGGGTATTTGAGTTAGTGTTTTAAGACTTCCACCTACTATACCTTTTGGAACATCTATAAGACTGCCTTCTTCAGTATCCTCTACAGGCGTTTCTATTAATCCACCATCTTGTTGATTAATATAATTACGTATAAATTGATCTTCTGATGCTGTTGGAGTGTTTCCTGCAATAAGTATCGGGTATACTTTGCCTGTTAAATTACTTCTTACATTAATAGTACCCATTAACTACCCTTTATGATATAGCAGTTGCTACAGGTAAATCTACACCATACTCACCTAACAATTTAATAAAATATTGTTCTTGAGCTTTTAATCTGTTTTCTATTTCAGGATCTAACTCTGGTTTAATAAACGACAAATCACCGGGCTTTCCGTATAACTGCTCTCTTGTTTTAGTTAAACTAGCTAAAATATCTTTTGCAGTTAATTTGCCTTTTTTTCTACCTGATGCTAACTTTGCTCTAGCATTTATTAAGTCTATAACACCTTCTGAATATCGTTTATTTGCTTCTCTAAATGCATCTAATCCTTTCATGCCACCTTCTCCAATAGCTTGAGCCAAAGGTTTGTCAGAACCTAATATACCTAATCCAGCTTGAGCTATGGCTAGATTTCTATCTAAGTCTCTTCCTCTTTGTAAACCTTTTTGAAGATCTAGTATTTGCTGTTCTATACTATCTGTTGTTTGTAGCCCCATTATATTAGGCTCTATAGTATAACCACCTATTTCTTGTTTGCCAGATGTATCAGCACTTTTATTATCTTTTGTATCTACATCTTCAGATATATTTTCTACATCATCATCAACTGATAATTTTGCTTTATCCCTTTCTTCTAATTTTTTTAATATGTCTGCGGAACTTCTTCCTGTACCAGCAAATCCTTCAGATGCTCTAATTACACCACCCTCTGCTCTTAACTGAGGTTCTCCAATAAAAGAACCTATTCCAGCAAGTCTATCTCTTGCAACTGGTCTAGGCCTGCCTTTTCCCCCTAGACCTCTTATTGGCTGAGGATCAAAAGGCCTGTAAGGCATAGGAAAAGAAGGAACGGTAGGCCTAAAAGGAAAGGGAGCGGGTGGCATTGGCTGTCTAATTGGTCTACTTGGTGTGGGCGTTTGACCCGGATCATCATCTTTTGCGATATTCATTTGATCTCTTAATAACTGAGCATTTTGCATTGTAGCTTCTTGTATGCCTTGCAAGGCCTCAGCATTTTGATTTACATTATCTGCAATACCCTCTATCAAGCCACCATTTGCATAAGAATCAACTTCTCCACCTGTCTTCATTGTTTTAGGCATCATTGCACCTATACCACCAGATTCTACACTTGCAGGAGCCATAGCCTCTGACATACCCATCATTCCTGACTGAGGCACACCAGCAGATGCCACAACTTCTTCAGCTACTGTAGGGGCGTTTTGTGCTTGCCTAGCAGCATACTCACCTTTTACCCTTTTACGTCTATTTAACTCTGATAATACTAAAAACTGAGGTGCAGAACCACTAGGTTGTTGCATTTCTTTTATTAACTGATCTTCTGAAAAATTCTTTAAATCATCTTGTATTTGTATAACATTCATCATGCGCCTGTTATTCCTCTATATAAACCAAGCCCAGCAATACCCGTTCCTAATAAATCTTTTATAGGATCATATTGTTGAAATTTAGTTGTCTCTGTTGATGGTTGAACTGGCACTCCACGAAGTATCGAGGATAAAAATGTTAAATCTTCTCTAGGCATATCTCTTTGTCTAACGAAATCTTCGTATGCTATGTCTAATCCTGCTTGTTCTCTTGCCTGTCTATCTTTTGCTATCTTTTCTAATAATTGTGCGGCCTCAATATCTCCTGCTCTGGCTTTTTCTCCTAGTGCAGCTAATTGCGCTGACTGACCTGACAAGCTCTCTGCCGCAGATAAACCTTGTCTTTCTGCTGCTAATTGTGCTTCTCGATCTCTTTGAAACTGCTGTTGTGCTTGTTCAAATGCCTTTTGTTGACCAACTGCTTGTATCTCTGCAAGTCTATCTTGCAACCCTTGACCTGCAATGCCTTGCTGAACAGCGGCTCTCGACCCACCAAAAGCACCTGCTTTTACAGCAGCCGCATCTCTTCCAGCCTGACCTCTTTGAAAATCTAAAATTGCCTGTTGTTTTTGAACATCAAGAACATTTTGTAGATAGGGAGACATATATTTTTGAGCTTGATCTGAGTCAAAATCTTGTGATTGAAAACCTATACCTTGTAACGCTCTATTCATTCCTGCTGTAGTTCCTGCCGATGCCTGAGTAAGTCCGGGTATACCTCCTTCTGCTACAGATCTAGCTATCTGTCTTGATCTTGCAGTATCTTCATTTTCATCAGCTAGTCTTTGTCCCTTATATGGTGTATATTCTCTTTTAGACTCAGCCTCAGCTCTTTTTATCATGTCTATAGCATAAGGTTCAAAATATTTAGGCAGTGAACTTTGTACTATATTTTGTTCTGTTGGTTGCGATGGCGCCCTTGATCTTCCTTTACCCATTATCTATCTCCATACGATAAGCTATATACTCTGGTTTCCAGTTGTATTTTTTTAATATTTTCATCCATGCTTTTCTGCCATATCCTTCTAAATGACTGCATCCGCAATCATTAGCAAAACTAATTAATCTGTTCATAACAATAGGCAACCACTCAGTCATTCTTCTTCCGCCTACCCAATCCATAGCCATAGCTTTTCTATTTGGGTATTCAATTATTCTTGTTGTTATAGCTGCTACCACTTTCTCATCTTTCTCACTATCTATTACTAACCAAAGATTATAATATCCCTTCGTTAAATCTTCATAAATATCATCTATATGATACTTACCTTTGCTTGTCTCTATGGCTTTGTTTAACATTCCGCTAACATCAGCCCAAACTATATCTACGGCCTCACGAGGCACTGCTGTGCATATCATGCAGGCAACATCATCTCATCTGGAATATCAGGTGGTTGAGTTTTGCCTCCAGTTCTGAGTTCTCTCACCCTATCCATCATGTCCTCTAGTTTATTTGCACCTGCGTCAGACGAGCCGTTACCTATGCCGCTTACTACATCAGCAGGAACCACAAACTCACCGTCACTTAAAAGCACATCTTGATCACCTTCTAAGTTTGCAGGGATCATGTCATCCATTCCATCTCCTGCTCCCTTCACCATTCCATCACCTTCACTAGGTACTTGAGGTATTTCTCCAGATTGAACTTTCTGTATTAAGTCTTGTAGTGCATCTTGACCAAATTCTTGTACAAATTGTGCTAATATTACCCTTTGTTGATTAGGCTCTATAATTTCACCCTGAAGAACATCTATCGCACTACTAATTAACTCTTTATCATTCATGCCTGTTTTAGTCATTCCGCCAATACCAGCATCCATTGGCATAATATCAGCTTCTAAATCGCCACCTTCAGCATAATTTTTAGGTATTCTGTAATCAAATTCACCTAATTTACCGGCATCATATCCCATTTCTGGAAATATAGATGTGTTTTTAATAGGCATGCCTCTTGGCATTTCCTTATCTTCTTCTTCTTTTTTTCTGAATTTTGGTGGTGGCATCATTGCATCAGCTGCTAAACCACCTAAACCTGCACCAATAGCTTCAGGTCTTGTTAATTGAGACATAAATCCTCCTGCTACTGGAGGAGCTGGCGGTCCTTGAAACATGTTAGGACTTGCTGCTCCTGAAAGACCTAAACTTCCGTCAGAGGCAAAACTAGGCATTGAGCCTCCAGCTATATTTTGTCCACCAGCACCTGCGCCTGCCATTTTCCCACCTAAAAAACCCCCTAAACCACCTAATGCAGCGCCTCTTAAAGCATCTTCTGTATCACCACCTTGCAATAATGAACCTATACCACCACCTATCGCACTTGTTGCAAAAGAGGGAAGGCCTAATGCCGCTAGTGCAGGCACACTACTAAATATTGCTGGAGCCGCTAAACTCAGTATTGCTGATAACATTTTACTCTCCTACCGCTTTCATTCTTTTAACTAATCTTTCTGCTCTATTTGTTACCTGAGTATACCACTTGCTTGATTTCATCTCTTCGCTTGCACCAGACCAGTTCTTTTTTTCTATATTTGCTTTTAGTTTACGAAATTTACTCATTCTTGTGAACCCCATATTAAACATCATATTGCATAAAATATGTTGCACCTCTTCTGGTAAATTATCAAAACCTTTAACCCATCTTTGGCAATCAGACATGCAAAGAGCAATATCCTCTGCGAACACGGTGTTTACTCTTCTTCTAGAAACAGGTGTATCTACAGCAAATCCGTGTTCTACGTCTGTTTTTTTTACCAAATGCCCAATCCCAAAGGTTAAGTATCCAAGATGATCTTTGTATATCTTCATGACGCATCCCTCGTCTGCGGCAATCTCTTCCCTTAAAACATCTATATTCATATTTTTGCCTCCTTGCTAAATACTCTGCTACATAAACCCAAAACATTATGTCTTCTTCTTTTTCTTTGCTTTACTAGGTATCAGCCCTTTGTTCACAGCTCTTGCTCTTTCGCTGAAGCCTAATTTTTGTTTCTTTGCTAGTTTTCTTCTTATTGTATATAATCTTGCTACCATATCAAAACTTTACGTAAACTTTTTCTTTGCTGTCATTTTTGCTCTTGCAAAATTTTTAGCAGTAGGAGCGCCTTTTGATCCTTTTTTCTTCATCTTTTCACCACTACCTGCTTTTATTCTTTTTCTTTTGTTGTGTATATTTTTATATAAACTCATAACATGTATCCTTAAATGCCTAAATAAATCCTGCGTTATTTTGTTAAACCCTTTTGCTTTTCGTATGTCCTAAGTGTTCCGATACCAAGCATGCCACCAAGAACGGTGAGAAGTGTACCCATATCAAAACTCGGCAGCTCTGGTATTGTCACACCAGCCATTGCACAGCCAAATATTATTAAATCTTTTAAAATAAAGTGATATAGAAAAGCAATCGCACATGTCCAGCCAACTGC